ATACATATCATAAAAATTTAAATGCTTTAGCAAGTTTAAAAGCATCTGATGCTGATGAAGAACAAATAAAATCACAAGAAGAAATCACAAAAAAATCATTAGAAGAATTTGGTAAACAAACCAAAAACTTAAATGATGCAAATGCTGAAAAGGGAAATATAATTAGAAAGCAAAATGTTGAGATAAGACAAGAACAAACTAATCATAATGCAAAGGTTAAAGAAAATAATAAAACTGCTGCTGATAAAGAAAGAGAAGATGCATTAGCAAAAGCTAAAGAAAAAGCCGATGCTTTAAAAGCTTTTAATGATGATGTTTTGAAAAATCAACAACAAATGAATGTTGATAAAGTAAACGCTGAAATTCAAGAAGCTTTAGATGAAAAAGAAAGAAAAAGACACTCTTTAGAAGATATTTCTGCAATGGTTGATGCTTTAGATGCCGAAGATTTAATAAAGGCAAAACAAACTTCAGATGAAAAAATAAAAATAGCACAAGCTGAAGCACAACAGAAAAAAGATATTCAAGATGCTGCTTTTGCATTAGCTTCAGGAGCAGTTAATTTTTTAAAAGAAATAGGAGGTAAAAATAAAGCAATACAAAAAGCTGCAATTATAGCAGAAAATGCAATAGGAATAGGTAAAATGATTATTGCAAATAATGCTGCTAATATTGGTGCATTAGCAACACCACAAGCAATATTAACTTCAGGTGCAAGTGCAGTACCTGTTATAGCTATGAATAATATAACAACTGCTTTAGGTGTAGCAACAACAATAGCTTCAACTGCAAAAGCATTACAGGCAGTTGGTGGTGGTAGTGCTGGAGGTTCTCCGAGTGTAGGCAGCGGTGGAGGTGGAGGTGCTGCTCCTGCTGCTCCATCATTCAACGTAGTAGGTGCAAGTGCAACAAATCAATTAGCACAAACAATAGGCAACCAACAACAACAACCTATAAAGGCTTATGTAGTAGCTAACGATGTTACAACCCAACAAGGATTAGATAGAAATATAGTTTCAAGTGCAAGTATTGGTTAATTCTATACCCCCCCCTAAAAAAGACATTTCATTTTAGGGGGTATACCTTTTTTATTAAATTTTTTAAAAAAAAAGATAAAATATATATATAAAGAGTATAAACGCTTATTTAGAATTAGTCTAAATAAAAATAGTGTGAAACAAAAACAGGGTTTTATTGTTTAAAATTTATGAGTAAAAAAGTTTTTGAATTAGTATTGGATGAAGATCAAGATGGTGTCTTTGCAATTAGTTTAGTAAACCAACCTGCCATACAAGAAAATTGGATCGCATTATCAAAAGAACATAAGATTGAATTTAAAGAAATTGAATCTAAAAAGAATATATTATTAGGTGCAGTTCTTATTCCAGATATGAAAATAGACAGAATGGGAGAAGATGGAGAAGTATACGAAGTATTTTTTAGTGGTGATACAATCCGAAAAACTGCATATAAATTTATGAAAAACGGTTATCAATCGGAATCGACCTTACAGCACAAGTCTAAAGTTGAAGGCGTAACAGTTGTTGAAACGTGGCTTAAAGAAGATATGGTAAATGATAAGAGTGTTATGTATGGATTTGATTATCCTGTTAATACTTGGATGGTTGCTATATCGGTTGATAATCCTGAAATAAAAGATAAAGTTAAATCAGGAGAAATCAAAGGGTTTTCAATCGAAGGATTTTTTAATGAAAAATTAGAAATGTCCGAAGATGAATTATTTATTAACAAAATAAAAGATTTAATCAATGGAGTTTAAAAACACATTAAACAAAATTAAAGCACTTTTATCAATTGAAATTAAATTAGAACAAATGACTTTAGTAGACGGCATTACCGTTTTAGAAGCTGAATCATTTGAGCCTGATTATTCAGTTGGTATAGTTACATCTGAAGGAATTGTTCCTGCTCCAATTGGAGAACACGAAACAACAGATGGAATGATTGTAGTTGTAGAAGTTGAAGGAATTATCAAAGAGGTAAAACCTGTTGCTACTGCTGAAGAAGAAGTAGAGGTAGAAGTTGAAGCAGCTGCTGAAACTCCTGCAGTTAAAAAAGTAGTTGATACTATTACTAAAGAAACATTTTTTGCAGAAGTTAAAGTTGAGGTTGAAAAATTGGAAGCTGATAACAAAGCACTGAAAGTAGAATTAGAAGCGTTAAAATTGGAATTAGCAGAAGCAGGAGCAAAAGCAATTGTAACTAATCCAGAACCAGCAGTAAAAAGAGAGATGACTGCACTCGAAAAATTTAGAGTAATTAAACAAAATTTAAAATAATAAAATATGGCAATTTCTTATACTTCGGTAGACATTAGAGGTAAAGCAGTAGAACCAATCCTTGAGGAAGTTTTATTTGCTAACAAAACAATTTCTGAAGGTTATGTTACTTTTAATAGTGACATCAAAGCAGGTACTATTTTTACAGAGGCTTCTGTTTCTGTAACTGCACAACTTTACACAGGTTCTGCATTATCTAATAGTGGTTCAATGACTATTACAGATAGAGTAATTACACCTACTAAATTAGAGTACAAACAAACATTTTTACAAGAATCATTAAGAGCTGGTCGTTTTGGTCGTTCAATGAGTCCCGGTGCATTTAACATTGATAGTAATGAATTTGCTTCAACTGTATTAGCACAATATGCTCCAAACGTTTCAGAAGATGCTGAAATTCAATATTGGGGTGGTATTACTTCAGCTACAAAAACTGCAATTGCTGCTTTAACTCCAAATAGTACACAAGGATCTATTACTGCCGCTACTCAAACTGCTGTAGCTGCTTTAACTGCTGGTCCTATTGATGGTGTATTTGCAAAAGTTCTTTATGATAACGCTGCAATTGGTGGTTATATTAAAGTAACAGGAACTACTGTAACTGCTGCTAACATCGCTGCTGAATGTGCTAAAATTTATGCTGCTATTCCTGCAGAAATATTAGCTGATACATTGTCTCCTGTTAAAATCTATGCTCCAAGAGCTTGGAAACAATTTGCGAGAATAGCTAACAATGCTGTAGGTGCTGCTCAACAAATAAACTTCTTATTTGATGGTGCTTCAAGTGATGCAAAATGTTTTTACAATGGTGTAGAAATAGTATTTATTCCTGCCCCAACTAATAACTTGGCTTATGCTCAAAGACCAGCAGCAGTATCTTGGAATACTGACTTGTTAGATGACGTAAACCGATTTGAAATCGGTAAAACTGTTAATGATGGAGATACTCAATTTGTAAGAGCTATCTATACTTTAGCTGCCAATGTTGGTCAAGCTACAAAAGGAGTTCTTTACGGAGGATAATTAATAATAAATTAGGGGATGTAAAAGTCCCCTTTTTAAAACTATAAAAATATGCCAGCAGAAGCGTTTACACTCGGTAGACTTGAGCCAACAAAATCAAGCGTAGGAGGCTTAAGAGCCGTTTACATTATTTCAAGTGGATATATTACTCCTTCTACTTTTGTATATGGTTCAACTACTTTATCAGATGCAATTGCGTCTAATAGTGGTGCAGCTACAATTACAGCAGTTAAATACGATTTGAAAGGAACAAATTCATTTGACCAAACTATAACAAGTTCTCGTGAAAACGGAACTACATTTTGTGAACAAAAATTAGCATTGCAACTTAAAAAATTAAGTGCAATAAGTCATCAACAAATTAAACTTTTGGTTTACTCAAGACCTCAAATGATTGTTGAAGATAACAATGGTAATTTATTCTTTGCAGGATTAGAGCAAGGATTGGATGCTACAGGTGGTACAGTAGTTACTTCAGCTACGATGGGAGATTTATCAGGATATACTATCGAATTTGTAGGAATGGAAAAATTAGCTGCTAATTTCTTAACAGGTGCTATTACAACAGTAGTAGGTGGTGCTATTACATCAGGTACTTAATACTTAAATGTTATTTTTTTAAATTACCCCTATTTTATTATAGGGGTTTTTTTTTGAAACAATATAGAGTAAAAATTGTTTTATATATATGATTAAACTATTACAATCTGCATCAGCTCAACAAGTGTCTTTTATTCCTCGTAATATGGATGCATATACTATTACATTGAGAAATGAAAGTACACAAGTAGAAACTGTAATAACACCATCTTTTTTTAAAAATGAATATTATTTAACTGCAACAAGTGTATTTACTTTAGTTCAAAATCATTTTTATAATTTTACGGTTAAAGATATATCTGGTAATATAATATATTTAGATAAAATTTTCTGCACTAATCAAACCGCAGATGATTATACAATTAATAATGGAGCATACGTAAACGCTGCTGCATCTGATACAATTTTTTATGAGTAATAATCACATTATAGAATTAAAGGCTTATAATCCTCCAAAAGCAGTTGAGAATAGGCAAGATGATTGGGTTAAGTTTGGAGATAAAAATGATTACTATCAATTTTTGATAGATCGTTACAATAACTCTACAACTAATAACCAAGTTATCAATAATATTGTTAAATTAATATTCGGTAAGGGATTAGATGCAAGAGATGCTGGAAGAAAACCAAATGAATACGCACAAATGAAAATGCTTTTTAGTAAAGATTGTACTAAAAAAGCAGTTACAGATATGTATTTATTAGGTCAATGTGCCTTACAAGTTATTTATGCTAAAAATAAAAAGAGTATTGTTGATGTTCAGCATATGCCGGTCCATTTATTAAGACCTCAAAAATGCAATAAAGAAGGAGTTATTGAGAATTATTACTATTCAGATAATTGGGCAAATTTAAGAGACTTTCCTGCTACATTAATACCATCTTTTGGTAATGGAGATAGAACATTAGAAATATTAATGATTGGCAATTATACAATTGGTCAAAAATATTTTAGTAGTGTTAGTTATTTAGGTGGTATTTGTTATGCAAAGCTTGAGGAGGACATTTCAGAGTACTTAATTTCATTAGTTGAAACAGGGTTTACACCATTAAAAGTAATTAATTTTAATAATGGTATTCCAACAGAGGACCAGCAAAGAACTATAAATGATTCAGTAGTTAGTCAAACTACAGGAGCAAGTGGTAAAAAGCTACTTGTATCATTTAATTCAGATGAAAGCAAAAAAACTACTATTGATTCAGTTGCTTTAGATAATGCAGCTCAACAATATGAGTATTTAAGTAATGAAGCAAGAGCTAAAATAATGTTATCTCACGGAGTTACTTCTGGGTTACTATTTGGTATTCCTTCTGCAAATGGATTTAGTTCTAATGCAGACGAATTAAAGACCGCATTTGTATTATTTGATAATAATGTAGTAATACCTAACCAAGAGCAATTTTGTGATGGTATAGACAAAATTTTAGCTTATAATGGTATTAGTTTAGATTTAACATTTAAACCTTTAAATCCTTTAGTTGATGCAATGCAGCCAGTAGTTGTTGAGCCAGTGCAAATGAGTGAAGAAGTACACGATCATTTTGATATTGATAGTTTGGAAGGAGAGTCGATAAGTGAAGAATGGGAGTTAGTAGATAAAAGAGAATATTCAGATAAAAATATATCTATTGAAGATTGGGCAAATAATTTAATAGTTGAAAAGAAAACAACATTACAAAAATTAGCTGATATAATTAAATCTAATCCAAGTGCAAAAAGTTATTTAGATAAAGATATTTATAAAGTACGTTATGAATATGCTGCAAGGTATAATAAACCTAATTCACGTAATTTTTGTGTTAAAATGATGACACGTACTAATAACGGAGTAGTATACAGAAAAGAAGATATTGATCAGGCATCATTTCAAGGAGTTAATAAAGACTTTGGACACAAAGGTCAATCTTATTCACTTTTTAAATATAAAGGTGGTGTAGCTTGTTCCCATTATTGGAATGAAAACTTATATAGATTAAAAACAAAAACAGATGGAACTCCTTATATAGATAAAGCATTATCTTCAAGTCAGGAAGTTGATAGTATTGCAGGATATAAACCAACTCCAGCAGGATTAGCAGAGTCAAAAATAGCACCAATTGATATGCCAAATATAGGACATCACCCAAATTATAAAGGATAATGGCAAAAGCACTTTTTATAACTGATAAGGAATTGAAACAAATGACTGTTTTAAATGGAAATATTGATCCAGATAAAACTAAACAATTTGTAATAATAGCACAAGATACACATATCTTTA